GAGAAGGAATCGGCGGCCGAGGTGGACGAGGACGACTTCGATAGCCCGTTCAAGCGACCGCCTACGCTCGTTGTGGTGCACCGTCACCCGCAGGATGTGGCGTTCTTTGGCGAGTACGAGCGGAGGGCGGCGTGAGCACGATTCTCGCAATCGATCCGGGCACCGAGAAAAGTGGATGGGTCGAATACTCGACGACCTTTCACAAGGTGCTCGACTGCGGCGTCGCGCCGAACGAGGACGTGCTGCGCTGGATTCAAGCGCCCAGCAGCACCGACACACTCGCCATCGAGATGATCGCCAGCTATGGCATGGCCGTTGGGCGCGAAGTGTTCGAAACGTGCGTATGGATCGGACGCTTTCAGCAGGCGTGGAAGGCGCCCGACGAGGTGCGTTTGATCTATCGGCGCGACGTGAAGCTGCATCTGTGCGGTTCACCGCAAGCCAAAGACCCGAACGTGCGCCAAGCGCTGGTCGATCTGTTTCCGCGCACGGGCGGCGGCAAGACACCGCAGATCGGCACTAAGCCGTTGCCAGGGCCGCTCTACGGCGTGTCGAGCCACGCATGGTCGGCGCTGGCTGTCGCGGTTACTGCTTCGCAAAGGACGATGACGTGATGGATCAGGAAAGCGCCTCGGCTATCACGCTCCTATGGCGTGCGCTCGTGCAGTGCATCAAGCTCGTTGGCCTCGCGTGGATAGCCATGTGGATGATTTGGGCGCTCGTGGCTGTGTTCATCGCCGCTACGATCGTCGTGACAATGCCCGCCGCAGTCATCCTGCGCGGGTGGAAATGGTGGACGACAAAGGTGAAGTGATGGCTGCCAGACTTCGCAAAACGCATCAGGAGGACGTGCGCACCAAAATCCAGGTGAGTCAGTTGCTCAATGTCTTGCAGAATCACGCACTTGGAAAACTGAAAGATTTGACGCCAACGAGGCTAAAAGCCATCGAGATATTGCTCAAAAAGACGCTTCCTGACCTCACTCATACGCAAGGCTCAAACACCGAGAAGGCGATGACGCTGGCGCAATTGCTTGAGCAAGCCGCTCGCAAGGACAGCGAATGAGCAAAGAGGCCATCGAACGTCTACGTCAATGGCGCGCGAGCGTCGGCCGGTTCGCGTTCGATAACTTCGGCTTCACGCCTGACCCATGGCAGGTAGACGTGTTCGGCGCTTGGGACAGAGGCGATCAGCAAATCGCCATGCAAGCGTGTAAGGGCCCGGGTAAGACGGCATTGCTCGCAGTGCTTGTGTGGCACTTCATCGCGACGCGTCCTCATTCGAAGATCGCAGCCACGTCGATCAGCGGTGCCAACCTCGCAGACGGTCTGTGGACCGAGTTGTCTAAGTGGCAAAAGCTCAGCGCGTTTCTGCAAACCGAGTTCGAGTGGCAGAAAACGCGCGTGGTGCATCGGCAAGACCCTGAGACGTGGTGGGCTTCCGCTCGTACCTGGAGCCAGTCGGCAAGCCCCGAGAAGCAGGCTGACACGCTCGCGGGCCTACACGCCGACTACATCCTCTTCGTGCTCGACGAGACCGGCGCTATGCCTGACGCGGTGATGGTGGCAGCGGAAGCCGCGCTCTCGTCCGGTATCGAATGCCGCATCGTGCAGGCCGGCAACCCAACGCAGTGTGAGGGGCCGCTCTGGCGCGCATGCAACAAGGATCGGCATCGCTGGACGGTTATCAACGTCACGGGCGATCCCGATGACCCCAAGCGCAGCCCGCGTATCGACAAGCGCTGGGCGCAGCAACAGATCGATTCGTACGGGCGCGACAACCCGTGGGTGATGGCGAACGTGTTCGGCAAGTTCCCGCCGAGTTCGCCCCTCTCGTTCATTCCGATGGCGCTGGTGGAAGCTGCGGCGATCCGCGAGGCATCGAGCAACATCACGGACGCGCTTGTGCTGGGCGCTGACGTGGCGCGCTTTGGCGACGATGAGCAGGTGCTCTGCCCGCGCAAGGGTCGCGACGCACGCACGCTCGAATGGGGTTTCTTCCGCAACCTGGACACGATGCAATACGCCTCGCGCATCATCGAGCGGCGCAACGAGACGCGGGCCGATGCCATCTTCGTCGACGGCGGCGGCGTAGGCGGGGGCGTGATCGATCGCATCCGCCAGTTGCGCTACGACTGCCACGACATTCAGTTCGGCGCCAAGGCTGACCGCTCGACGATGCCAGGCGTGGAAGCGATCCGTTACGCGAACAAGGTCGCGGAAATGTGGGGGAGCATGCGCGAATGGCTCAAGACCGGTTGCATCCCTGACGATCCATCCTTGCACGCTCAGTTGACGAACCGGCGCTATGCGTACGTGACCGTGGCTGGGCGAGATTCGATTGCGCTCGAACCCAAGGACGAAATGAAAAAGCGCGGCCTGAGCAGTCCTGACCGTGCCGACGCGCTTGCGCTGACCTTTGCCTACCCGGTGATGCCCACGCGCAATGCGGGCGGCGTGCCGGGCGATCTGCGAAGGGCGGCAGTAACGAGTGAATACGATCCTTTCAACGAGTGAGGAAACCATGAAGCCTAGAATTTTCTTCAGATTTGGCCAATGGCGCTGCTCGTGCAGGACGTGGGTCGCATCAGGTGATTCCCCAGCAGAGGCGTACGATCGATGGGCGTTTCACGAACGAGAGCAAAAGAGGCTGGCAAAACGGAAAGGGTGCCTCCGTGGCTGACATCCTCGTCTTACGGCACCGCGTCTGCTGGCTCGATGTGCTGGCAGACCTCCGCGCCGCTGGCGTCTCGGGCTATCGGCTCTCGTCGATCATGCTCATCAGCCGCTCGACCGTCCAGCATTGGGAAAGCGGCGGCGAGCCGTCGCACAGCTACGGTGCCGCCATCCTCGAAGTGCACACCCGATTCTGCGGCGCGGATCGTACGAAGCTCCGTATCGACGAGTCGGAAATAGTTGCCTAGTATCCGTTGCCAATTACCTACGGTTGATCGATAGGAGTTGGCAATGGGTTTCGGCGGCGGTCCTTCTGTTCCTGCAATCCCAGCGGCGCCTCCGCCGCCTCCCATGGCTCAGCAGCCTGCCGAATCCTCGGCGGCTCAGCAAGCCGAGCAGCAAGCCCAGGCTAAGGCCGGCGCTGCCTCCACCATCCAAACCGGTCCGAACGGCGTCACCAAGCGCGCCACGCTCGGCACGCCTTCCCTCATTGGAGACTGACGCCCATGGGCTCGAAAGACATGCTCGCCGATTACCTGCGCTTGAAGGGTCGCGGCCACGAACTCGTCGACGCCGAAAGGACGCTGAGCCAAGGGCGCGAATTGATCCTGGCTGCGATGGTCGACGAGATCAATAAGCTCGAAGCACGCGTCGAAGCACTCGAATCCGCCGCGACTCACGGCGCGGCCGATGCCCAGCCGGAGGTGGCTAACACCGGCAGTGGTGCAGCACCTGTCGACCCTGCGGTGAATCAGGCCAGCGACAGTGCGACCCAGCCTCCTGTTGCAGCGGGCACCACACCCGAACAACCTGCGCCTGCTCCGCAAGCGCCCGCACAACCGCAGGCGTAACGCATGGCCACCGCTCGCTCGCGCCCCGACGCACAGAAGCTACTGCCCGGAGAACCGCCTCCGGTGCAGATGGCTGCGTCCGATCGCGGGCACGGCGAGAGCGCGAACGCCGAAGTGCAGAAGTTGCGCAAGCATTGGGATGACTACCTCGTTGGCCTGCGCGCCGACCGGTATTCGTGGTGGACGCACTGGCAGCAGCTTGCCGACTACATCCTGCCGCGTCGGTACAGGTGGTTGGTTACGCCGAACCAAATGAATCGCGGCAGCCCCATGAATCAACGCATCATCGATTCGACGGGCACGATCAGCGCGCGCGTTCTCGCGGCCGGAATGATGGCAGGCATCACGAGCCCGGGCCGTCCGTGGTTCCGCTTGAAGATTCACGGCGACGACGAACTCTCCGAGTGGGGCCCGGTGCGTCTGTGGCTCGACGCGGTGGCCAATGTGATGCGCGCGGTGTTCGCCGGCAGCAACTTCTACACGGCGATGGCCACGATGTACAAGGACTTGAGCGTGTTCTGTACCGGCACGTTCACCATGTACGAGGACTTCCACGACGTGATCCGTTGCCACAATTGGGCGCTCGGCGAGTATTACCTTGCCAACGGCCCGCGTGGCGACGTGGATGTGGCGTATCGCGAGTTCGTGCAGACCGCGCCGCAGATCGCGCGCGAGTTCGGCAAGGAGAATTGCTCGCCTCAAGTGCGCTCGGCCGTGGAAACGGCAGGCGCGCAACTTACGCGCGAAATCATCCTCGGGCACGCCATCGAGCCGAACGACAGTGTGTCGCCGGGCGCGCCAGGGATTGACGGGATGCCGTGGCGCGAAGGATTTTGGGAGCTAGGCAGTGGCCAAAACCTCATGCTGCGTCTATCCGGCTTTCACGAAAAGCCCTTCATGGCTGCTCGCTGGGATGTGGTGGGCAATGATGCCTATGGCAATGGCCCTGGCATGGATGCCTTGGGCGACATCAAGCAGTTGCAGGTCGAGCAAAAGCGCAAGGCTCAACTCATCGGAAAGCTCGTTAATCCTCCCCTCGTCGCGGACCCTGCGCTCAAGAACGAACCGGCCAGCGTGATCGAGGGCGGTGTGACGTACGCGAACTACGGGCAGAACGGCAAGCCGTCCTTTGCCCCGGCGTACGAGGTCAATCCGCAGGGCTTGCCCGCGATCACGCAGGACGTGGAAGAGGTCAAGGGGCGTGTAAAGAACGCGTTCTTCTACGACCTGTTTCTCATGATCTCGCAGCTCGACACGGTGCGCACCGCGACCGAAATCGACGCGCGCAAGGAAGAAAAGCTGATACAGCTCGGCCCGGTGCTCGAACGCTTCGAGAACGAAGTGCTCGATCCCGCGATCAACCGGTGCTTTCAGATCATGCTGCGCGCCGGGATGCTGCCGCCGATCCCGAAGGAATTGCGCGGCAAGCACATCCAACCCGAATACGTCTCGATGCTGGCGCAGGCTCAGCGCGCGGCGATGACGACCGGTATCGAGCGCTTGGCAGCTTTCGCCGGCAACGTCAGCGCGGTCAATCCGGGCGTGCTCGACAACATCGATTTCGACGAGATGATCGACGAGTACGCCGACATGCTGGGCTTGCCGGCCAAGATCATCGTGCCGTTTGCCAAGGTGTTGCAGATTCGCGCGCAGCGGGCTCAGCAGCAGAAGCAGGCCGCGATGCTGCAAATGACGCAGGCGGCTGTGGAAGGCGCGCAGACCATGAGCCAGACGGACGTAGGCGGCGGGCAGAACGCGCTGCAAGCGATGCTCGGCAACGGCGGGGCGCAGCAGGGAGCGACGCAATGAAGCACGGCACCGTTCTGATTACGCCGTACCAGGTCGCGTGCGAATTCCAGATGCAACTTGCCGCAGCTATGAAGTGCTGCCCGCTGCGGGGAGAAATGAAATTTGTCCACGTCCCCTCGTTCCCATCCGGAATACAAGTACACGTCGATTCGCTGGGTGCGATAGGTGTTGTGCGAGCCACATTCGACGAGCTAACGATGCACATCGAGGACTTATCGGACCGCTGCGTCATGCCGCTGGTCGACAAGCTGATGCTTGAGCGAGGCGTTGTATGAAGCCCGTGATCGACGTTCCCCGCATCCTCGACGCACCGACGACGGTCGAGGCCAAGTACGTGCGCATGTCGTACGACGCCGAGCAGTTCGGCGTGGCCATCGAGGGCGCGCGCTACGTCGTGCCGCTGCCGCGTGGATACACGGAGCACAGCCAGATCGTCGATTTCTTCGGCACGGTGCTGATCTCGCACCCAGGCCTGCCGACGCTGCTGCTAGACGGTGAGAAAGGACGCGCGGTCGAGGTCGACTTTGCGCGCATTCAGCAAGAGGCGAGAGCCATGCACGGGAGAGCGTCTTGAAAGATTACGTTGTTCATCTGCGGTTGGGATCTGCGGCGGGCGATGCGCAACTCGTGGCGCACGTCAAAGCCGAGTGGGCAGAAATGGATTCGAGCAACATCCTCCATTTCTTCGACGACCAGGGCGAGTGCGTTGGCATGTTCACCACTTGGCTGTTCTGGACGATCAAAGAGGACGCGGCG